CGAATAAACATGAGGTCATTCATACGCCAACTCCCGCTTTAACGAACAGTAAGCAACAGCAATCCCATCGACGGCATTGTTATCCATTTTCTTAATATCGCCGGACAACACATCCAAAACTTAATTTTTAGGCACACCTAACTTTATTTTTCGGTGGGACAAATTATTTTTTACTTGACAAATTTATTTTTTTAGTAATTGTTCAACTTTCTTTTGAACTGCATTATAAATATTTTCTTTTCTATGTTGACCATTACCGTATTTTCCTTTGATAACATCTTTTGCAAATTCAGTTAAATAATCCATATGTTTCACTTCCTTAGTTTTTTCGGTAGGTTTATGAATAATTTGTTTGCTTGGATTGGCATACGCATTCCATGTATTTTTATCACCATAGAATATGGATAAGTCTAAATTACCATTATAACCGTGAATCCGTCCGGTACTTGTGTACTGATCCATTACAACGTTAAATGGTGAGGTAGGCTTATGATCAGACCACGGTGTTTTAGTCCAGCCTGTGCGGTTATTATCAGCATACTGGGCAAACCATAACCCGGAAATCTTGGCAACCCTAGACCAATCACCAGTACCGTATAACAATGACTTACTAATATATAGTAGGCAATACACACCTGTTTTCTGGTGAACATACTCAATAAATTGTTCAATCCAATTAATATCAGTTTTAGTATAGTTGCGTCCATTGATAGGGACTTCATAATCAAGGACAACCAATCCACGTTTAAAGTAGTTCTTTGTATTCTTGATAAAGAAATCTGCTTCTTTTTCTGGTAAATTAAATTTTCCATATTCGTGTGCATAGTGGTAGAAACCAAATGGTTTATTGAGTTTGATACATTGTTGAATAACATAATCACAACAATGGTTTACATAACTATTTCCGCCTGTTGCTTTCGTGATAACTGCGTCACAATCAATCGGGGCAATCTTGATAAATCCTTGGTTACTTGAAACATCAATTACTTTTAACAAATTTAACACCACTTTCTAGTTGACTTGTTAGTTCAGATAATTCATTGTTCGGTATGTTCATATTATTTAATAAACGTACTTGAACATTACCATTATAACTCTTTATTAAACCACGTTCACTAGTCGGGTAATAATCACTATTTAGGATCGGTGTTTCACGTGAAACAATGATATATGGTTGTCTAATATCGTTATCGGTGAAATGTGTATCACGGTTAATGATCGTATTTTTTAACATGTTTAGGAAAGGTATTTGACTATCAATTCTGTTGATACCTGTAAAGAATAAAATATCATCATTATATAGGTTGACGGTTAAGTTACCGTTTGAAATATCAACTTTGTAACTAATTCGGATCGTTTTATCAATTGCATTGGTATTATCAATGGAAATTGGTGGAACAAAAGGCGTATAAAGCTTAATCGTCTTATTTTGATAATCATAACCATTATGATATTTTGCTGGTACTTTGATATTACCTAAATCAAGGTTTACAAACCTTTCTTTTGCTTCATATGCGGCAGTTTGAGCTTTCACCTCCCCTAATGATATAGGTTGCATATGATTTTCAGTATCAACATTAAATGGTAATTGAATTAAGTTATTAATAAAATAATTAGTATTGTAACTATCTAAACCGGGTTCACCATTAACAAACGTCCATATTTTTTCATTAGATAGGGCGTTTAATTCTGTATCTGTGATTAAATAATTATGTTCGTAACTAGTTGATACTGTTCCAAGGGTAGCACTAGCTGTTAGTTGTATATTGTCAATGTTATCGGTAATTGTGTTTTCATTGGTGGTATTCAAAGGGATCGTGATACTATCCGAATTATTACCGGCAACAGCATTGTCATAAACTATTTTACCCCCTGAATATAACAAAATTTCAATGTTGGTTTTAAACATATAACCGGGATCAGCGGTTAAACTAATTGCATTAAGTTTTCTATCAATTGAATCACCGGTTATATTACTCTTAACATGATCTAACTTTTGAACCAGCGGAATTGTTGTTGGTGGTGTTTCTGGCGGTGTTGTCGTTGTTGGTACGGTAGAAAAATCAATATCGCATTCTTTCCATTCGGTACTACTGTCTGATTTTATAGTAAAGGAATAGACTCCGGGTTGAATTTCATACACTACCTGATAGGTTTTTGGCGTACCGGGTTTTAATTTACCAAACGAATCTTGAATAGTGGGGTTTGCTTTAATGGTAGCACCAACTGGAATTTTGTAACCCGTTGTTACTTCAAAAATAACATTGGCATGACCCCGGTTGTTTGGTACAATACCCGTTTGATATTTTATGTTAATTCCGGGCGTACTAGTTGAAAAAGGTGTTTTTTTATTGGTTGTTGTAGCGGTTGTATTTGGTTCGGGTTGTATATAGACATCATCACCATATAAGATCACATTAGAATATATTACGTTACTACTATTATTAATCATTGATAGTGCTATATCTACATTATCACCGGGACCAAATTTAATTCCGTGAACGTTTATTTTCTGATCATTAAAACTCTTGACAACATTAGAAACAAACATAATTTGGTTTATTGCCTGTGTAAGGTTTTCCGTAGGGTTTTGTGTTACAGGTGAAACCGCATCATCTTGTTCATTATCTTTTGTATAACTTAGTAATTGTGGGTATCCCTTGGAATCTAGTGTTTTGTCGGGTCGTCTTGCTATATCATACGCATATAATTGAACACCTATAATTTTACTACTTAATGTTGTAGACATGTTTTAACCCCCTATGGTTGTTAATACTTTGGTTGTTCCGGTAGGCAACGTAACGTTACCCACATACTTGTCACTAATTATTTTACGGGTAGTTGGTAAACTGTTTGCTGAATAACTGGGCTGTTCCGTTGCGGTAACTAATACTTCATTATTTAGAATTTCATTTTGATACGTCATTAATAAATCAGTGGTGAGAAAAATCCTCGATAATTGATTGTTGAATGGTTCAATATGTTCAATATAATAATACCTTTTAAAGGTCTGGATTTCGACATAATTAATTTCGTTCAATAAATCATTATGAAGCAATAATACTGGGTTCTTTTCGTTGATCGTGCTTCTGAATATAATGTTTTTACTGGTAATTAAATTTATCGTCTTGTTGATTACATTTTCATTTGATTGATTATCATAAAAGTTTACGTTCATTTTAACACCTCGTATTAAAAAAGACGGGTTTATACCCGTCCTTTCACTTTCAAAAAATATATTAAGCCGCTGGGGCTGGGGTAACAGCGTCTGCAATGTAAAATACGACAAAGTTTTCATCTAAATCATTAAAGAAACCAGCGTCAAGTTTATAAAAGTTAGTGTAAAATTCAGCCCGTGCATTGTAAGCGGTGGTTGTTCGTTGGTCAAGGTTAGAAACACCAAGGGCATTTGTATCAAACATAACCCCTAAAATACCGCTTTGTTTGATTTCCTTAGGTGTCTTATTAGAACCGTTAATCTTTGCGTCAATCGTTGAAACATCATTAAATCCGTATGCTGTTCCGCTACCTTGCCAATATGGTACGGTTTCATGCTGTGGTAGTGAAACCATATCGTTGTGGGTGGTGTCACTCATCAAGTAAACTTCCGCATTATCCGCAAAATCAGAAAGTAACACTGTATGCAAGTCAGTTGTGTTTGTGAACCGTGCTTTTGCACCTTGGTTGAATAAAGTTGACATAGTTGTAACCCGTGCCTGATATTGCTTAATAACCAAACTAGCATATTTCAAAAATTCCTTATCAAGTAAAGCTTTATTAGCAGTTAAGGTTGATCCACTAATTGAATTGTATTGTGATAGCAAGTTGACTTTTTGCATTGCTTGCCCACCGTTAAGAATTTGTGCAGTCATGTTATTAATCGTACGCATAATCAATCCGTCAAGTTTAACAGTCATTGAGTTTTCAACACCAGTTTCAAGCATGGATAAGAATGCGTTTAAGTCATTTACACTGGTAAAACTTTCTTTAACTTGTTTTGACGTAAACGACAACTTAACATCAAAAGTAACTTGTGAGTTGAAAAACTTAGCGGAAACTTTAGGCTGGTAAAAAGTATCTTGTGAATATGATTGTCCGTCTTGTAAGTTCCAACTATCGTTGGTATCAGCGTCGGGCATATCAGCGCTAATCTTTTCAACAATTGAACCAAATTCCCAGCTATCCATTAATACGCTGGGAACACCCCCAGCATACAACCGGTTCACAAAGACAACTTTACCAATTCGGTCAATCAGCTTTTTTACATAGTTATCAATGTTTTCGGTATCAACAATCTGATTACCAACATCAACAAGGTTTGAAAGATCTTCTGCTAAAACACCATCTTTACCTAAAACCTCATTTGTAACTGTTCCTAGAATATCTTTTAATTGAGTTACTTTCAAAATATTACTCCCTTTCATTTCCGTAAACAGTGTTAAAAATGTAATTTCTAATATCTATGAACATTTTATCATAAAAAACATTATTTTTCAATTCACCTAATAATTTTGTTAGATCTTCATATTTCAATGTTTTAACCGTGTTGTTATTCGTTTGATTACCCGTTGAATTACTACCATCATTATCCACCATTGTCGGGCTATCATACCCACTCACTTGCCCCACAGTGTTGCCTGTGGTGTTGATTTCTCCATTGGTGGTTGTAATTGAACTATTAATGGTATCACTATCCGCTGGTTGTGAATTATAAAGCACTTGCCAATATTGACCAAAGCGAACTTTTAGCATACTAGCAATTGGTGTTAAATCATTTTCAGAATTTAACATGCTTTCGATTGCAAGTGAAAAATTTTTATTACCGTTTTCCATTAAAAAAGTGGTATCTAACGGTTGAATTGAATCGCTTAATAAATATTTTAAGGTTTGATTTTGTGATAATAGGGTAATAATTCCCGTGCCACCGGCTTTAATATAATCGGAATACATCATTTTTTAGCACGCCCCTTTTTCTTATCTTCTGGTTTAGGTTCTGGTTTAGGTTTTGGTTTAGGTTCTGGTTTAGGTTTTGGTTTAGGTTCTGGTTTAGGTTTTGGTTTAGGTTCTGGTTTAGGTTCTGGTTTAGGTTCTGGTTTGGGTTCTGGTTCTGGTTGTTCGTCATCAGATCCCCAAATTGAACTATATTCAACTTGAACATCTAAACCAAATATTGCCTTGATTTTTTCAGCAGCCAATTGTCTATTTTTTAACATATTATCAACTAATGGATAACTAGCATTTTTGTTAACCTCAATTTCATTAGTCGTCAAGCGTTCCCGTTTCATGTTGTTGTTGGTTGCCAATCCAATGGTGTTATTAAGTTGTGCTGTGATAAATTGCTGGTAACCATATAAATCAGCAAAATTTGACGTTTGCTTGCCACTGGTTGGCGTAACATTTAAAGCACTAAATAACTTTTGTTCACCAATAACCCCAAGTGATCCGTCAATAATTTTATTTAGGTAGTCTTGCGCTGATTGCGTAGTCTGATCGTCACTTGATGAAATTGTAAACGGCATACGCAAATTATAGTCGGTCATAAGCATGGTGATTTCATTTTCAATCAACCGTTGACCGTAGTATTCATAAGTCTTGATCAATCCTTGTTTCATATCGTCATTTTTAATAATTACACAATCTTGGTTGATCGTATATGTGTTATTAAGTTTCAACGCTGGATTACTTACGATCGCTTGTGTTGGTTGATTATAAGCGTCTTGACCGCTAAAACCACCTTGAAAAGCATAAACATTATCTTGGTACTTGGCAATTATCGCATACCCATTTATCTGCAACATTTTTTCTAATTCTAATGCTGGTAAGGTATCTGGTAAATTAGACCATTCGAACATGGTTAAAGTCTTGTTTAGCTGGTCGTCCTTGAACTGTTTTAACAGTCCGTGCTTATCGGTTAAACTAATCATTTAACATCACTCTTTTCGGTTTCAGTCGGATCGTTTAGAACAACATCTTGGTGTAACCTTTCAACTAAACGGGCTAAAACCAACGTGTTATTGTCTATCTTTTCTTGTAACTGCTGGTTCATCTTCTGATAACTAGATGATAGCGTTGTGTTTTGATAATACAGCGCCACCGCTACTACAATTGGAAAGCCCACTGCTGAAATAAGCTGTGTTAAACCGTGCGTTAAAAATTCTTCCATTATACTACAACCCCTGTCTACATATTTTTAGATAATTGTTGATACTATCTCCAACATCATTATTTTGATAATAAACACGATCAGTCACATAAAACCATTTAATGTTTTTTTGTAACTCCGTGATCGGCTTCATTATATTTCTATTATAGTTCATTTTAGGCATATAGTCAGTAGTATATATCAAATCGTTGTCTACATCTTTAATCGGAGTTGTTTTCAAGTGAATAAAAGTAAAGTAATAGGGTTCTTTATCAACAACTTCACATTGGAAAGTTTGATCGTTAAATTCAATAAAATAAATAAATTTAATGTTATGCGGTTTATACTTTACTGGTAAGTGTGGATATATATTTAATTCCCACGCCCCACCCGTGATCATTGCTAATTTAGGGTTATTAAAAGCAAAATAAAAATTATTTTTCTTTTGTTTATTAGTTGAAGTTGTATACTCTACTGCCACTTTTAACTTACTATCACCATAATTATAAACATCAATTGAACCGGGTTTCATTTCTTTAATATGCTTTAAACCCATTTCCTGAAAATACGGGGAAAACTTGTTAACAGTATTACCCAGCATATAAATTCTAACATCAGTTCGCAAACGCACGATCGTTGAAACGGTGTTCATAAATAACACAAACTCATCTGGTAAATATAACCCCTTAGTTAGAAATTCATCAAACATGATTAACCCCACATTAGGAAATGAATTAGACTTGTTGTGCTCGTTATCAGATAGGGCAAAGGTGTAACCTATAATATCAGTGTCCGAATATACCGCTTTTCCATGTTCGTCATACGTGCATAAATAGAACCGTCCGGCATAATAATATACCCCAGTATATTGATCATTGAAAATCTTGGCAATTTCCCCACTACTTTCTAGGGCGCTAAATATAGCTTGTGATCGTCTACCCTGAATATCAATTTGCCACCGCCTTACATAAGCGAACTGCTTACCCTCATTCTTAAATAAGTTTAATGCTTCTTTTAATACAGCGTATGTTTTACCATTTGACCGCTCTCCGAAAATTACGTTGTAAGTTGCTTTTTTCTTTTTAATATTATTCAAACTATAAAATTTGTACTTTGTCATTTTTGCACGTCCTTTAGTAAAAGTTCACCATGAATCAACGCCAATAAGAATTGATTATACATTTTAGAAATTGATAGGTTAAATTCCGTTGGTGCTAAATGAATACTTGATAGGGGGTTAACCTCTACTTTATTCCCGTCAATATCAGTTACTAACGCCTTTACGGGATCATCAATATAAGTGTGAGTTAACTTGCCCGTATATTCTGCTGGTACCGACATTTCATCATTAAATAATTTGAATGCTTTTTCAATATTGTTATTACTTTGTTTTAGTAAATAATCAACACCCTTACTTTTTGAAAGACCTGCGCAAGTTAACATCAATTTATTATTTTGAAAAACTAAATATCGCTTAGCGCCTAACGTTTTAAATTTATCATAAACACCCTCGCTGTCCCAGTAACCAATCGGTTTTTGTTTACCCTTAATCGTAAACGGGGCAAAATCGTTTACATCTAAATTATACTTATCACAAACTTGTTTAATCTTGCTTTTGGTGACCTCATTGTACTTTTTAATATAACTTAAATGATTTTGTCCGTTCTCAATCTTGATACTGTCCGTATCTGAATAACAATAATCAGCACCTACACTGATTATTCCTGTCCATAAATTCCGTCTAGCATATGCAGTAACAAAAACACCCCACGGGTAAAATAGAAAACGTTTCTTACTTTGGTTATACTTAATAATTTCTTTGCTTAAATTAGGTTCTTCCTGTTCCCACTCATCTTTAATATAGTTATTCTCCTCGTGAACAATGTTAGTGACACTCATTCCATACATTGAGTTTAGCATACCTTTTGACCGCATATATTCGGGACGTTGTTCCGGAACGCCTTTTAATTTAGTCTTGTTTTTGTACAAATGTATGATCGCTTTAATCAAATTCTTTGGTAATAACTCCTTACGATAAGCGAGAACTTTGCTTACTTGTGCCTTGTCCCACGTGTACGTCCGTTCAATAATTTCAAAATCAATGTTCGTTATCGTGGTTTTCACGGTTGACGCTGAAAAAATCCGCCCATTATCTTCGATCATATCCTTTGAACACTCACATTTTGAACTTGATAAATAATGATCCTGTTCAATTTTAGGAAATAGGTTCGTAAACTTAATATCAAAAATCATACAATAATGTTCACGGTAAAAATCAAAGTCTTTTCGGGACTTAATTTTAGGGTGGAAACCTCTTCCCATTGGAAATTGTTCGGTCACCATAACAGTCGGGTATGAACTTGTAAAATCGTAACTCGTCACATTGTCAATCATTTTTCCTTGCTTGTTGGCATTCGCATGCGTGAATCCACCTTGGAAAGCATGTTTCAATTGCTGATATTCCTCTGGTGATAGCGTTAACGTATCCATTAATTTACGGTATTTTTTGTACTGTCCGCCCGTATTACGGTGTTGTTTTTGACCGTTAAAATAAACCTGTTGCATAGTGTACTGTCTCACTCGACCAGTATTAGTTAACGGTATTTTAGTAATATCTCCGTATTCATCAATCTGTTCGTGAATATAAGCTACCACAATTTTAACATCATTTGCGCAATAAGCTAACTCATCATTGGTTAAATGCGTTTTATAGGTTCTAATTTGCGTATAATCAAGATTTCCCACTAATTTTTCAATTTTATGGTGCTGTAAATTCTTGGCAACATGATCAAGGTTTAAACTAGCTAAAATATAACTATCTTTGTATTCGATCCCGTTATTGGTTAGGGCTTTTACAGGCTCTCTAGTATCAACGGCAAAAATTCCGTCCTTAGCCCAATCAAAATATTTTCGCATGAACTGAAATTCATAACCTAGATTATGAACATATATTATTAACCGTTTACTGGTATTTAAGTGTAAAATTTCTACTAACTTACTTGTAAAATGTTGATACTCTTCCCACGTCCGACCATACACAATCACATCTTCAAAAGCGAATTGCCAAATATACATAAAAGCAAACTTTTGATCGTCTTGCTTGGTGCTGGTTGTTTCAATATCAAACGAAGTCACAATTTCATAATAAGTTACTTTTTTATTAGTCTTAATGGTTTTCGCATGATTAAATGCACGTTTAACAATATCATAATCAAATTCATTTACATTAATCATGCTTTCACCACCCTAAATTGTAGACCACGTTTGATTGGAACTTTTTGAACCGTGACTTTTCAAATAATCTGCGTGCAATTTTCTAACAGCGTTCGCAACCATTGCGTCCCCGTCAGCTTCTGAAAAATCATTGCTATAACCTGATAAATAGGTGTCGTGTACTGAACGCCAAATTTCATCAGAACTCACTTTGACCCCTCGGTTATTTTCTAAATAATCATTGACCATTGAAGCAATATCAAAAAATTTATTAATAACGTTGACCGAACCGTCATTCTCACGTTCTACATTGGTTGTCATAATGGTATCGGGTGTATCATCAACTAAATCACTTAACCCGGTTCTGTGTAGCATATTCTTTAAAACTTTACGACTACCGCGAACGGTTGACGTTTTAGAATTTAAAAAGTTGCTAACTCTTTTATATTCCTTTGCTTTTTCCCTAGCACTCATACCACGCCTGTTATGAAAAGCCCCGCCTGTTTTATCGGCTTTCTTCAAAGCTCCTGTCTTCCAACCTTTTTTGGATAACCTACGATAACGCTTGTTTGCCTTGCTAACTAATTGGTTAAAGTCTGAATAATCACTCATCACAAACACCTCTTATTTGTTGATATAATTTATTTTGTGTCGTTTCTGTTAGTTTACAGAAATAACAATCAAACAAAATTACCATATTACTAGAATTACCATTTTCAAAAGCGTAAATTAATTGCGTTGTGTACCCGGTTTTAGCACTCAACTCACGAATTTCAATGCTATCCTGCTTCCGGGCTTGCTTTGCTAGTGATCCAATCTGTTGTAATTTAATCTTACGCCTGATCCGTTGTTCTTTAATGTTCATATTTTCACCCCCTAATAAAATAGGACGGTAAACACCGCCCCACCTGTCTTACTTAAATATCAAATACATCAGCGGAAACTGCACCACCTGCTTCTGTAATTTCAACATCACTCAAAGGAACAGCAACTTTGATAGCGTCAAATCCACAACCAACATTCCCGTGTCCTGTGTACGTAGTAACATGAACTAAAACTTGTTGCCCGTTTTTCAAACTGTTACCCTCTGGAATTAAATCACTACCGCTTTGTTTCTCGTTGTCAACCCCAAAGATCATTGGTGCAAACGGTGACTTATCCCGAATAGATAGTTTATTACTCTGTTCACCGTATTGAGTTTCTTTCAATGCTTTAATTAAGTTATCATCACCCTTTAAAAATTTGGGGTCATCTAATGAAACAACATATTCTGGTTTAGGATCAGAAACATATTCGTTAGGTTTCTGTGTGCGTGGTTGGTTTAAAACATTAAATGATAGATGACCCTTAACTAAACAATCAACACCACTTGCAACGTTGTTCTTTTCATATACACTTAAACTCATAATATAATCTCCTTTATTTTTTGATTAATACTTTGACATTACAGTCTTATCTTGATCACTAAGTGGTACATATCCATCTTTTAATAACCGACTAATATAATTCTTGTTGTATAATGCACCAATAATACCATCTGAAACTAATAATCCATATGTTCCAATTAAATATGAAACAACTATATTTAATACGAAAATTACTAATGCTCCTATCCAATCTTTTCTAAATAATGAAGGAATAAATCCCCAGAAAAGCACTGTCCATGAATATCCAACTTTTACCCGTTTAATTTCTTCTGTGTTCTTATTCTTTAATTGTACTTTTTTCATAATAATCCCCCTTTATTTTTTTTGATTAATACTTTAACATAACATTCTTACTAACAATAGAAATTGTTTTAACTAATTCATTTTGAGAATCAATTATATCAATATACGCTTTGCTACCGTCACTTGATATATAATGCCTAAGTCCCTTTAATTGATCTTTGAGACCTGCTACAATAGAATCAAGAGTGAAAACATCACCGTCATATACATTCTGAATATGAACATCTCTAACATTTTCAGTGGAAGCAACAATGTAGATCTTGTGTGAGTGCATTTTTTATTTCCTCCTTTATTTGATTATCTAAAGTATACCATGATAAAAATTATTTTGCAACCCTTTTTTGAAAATATTTTTATAAAGTTTTTTCTCCATATCGTATATTAAAGTTAGGTGTGCCTAAAAATTAAGTTTTGGGTATGCCTAACTTTTTAATAGGGAGGGGATAATT